GTTTTGCGGCTGTCAGGCCATGCTCCAACATTTTTGCATCTATTATCTTCTCTAAGAGCGTCAGCTTTATCTCATTGAGGCCCAACCTCTCGATATCTTCTCTCAGAGAGGTGGTTATCTTCTTTGCCTGCTCACTGCCGATCTGGTGCTGTTCGATCAGGATATCACTGATAACACTCTCATCCCACTGTATGGCGTTCGGTATGAGCTTGCCATCCCTTAGGACCAACACCATTTCTTCCCACATAATTCCCTCCGAAAATATGAGAAATCATCTTATCAATATATATTGCGATAGCTTTAATGATAAAACCCTATATATTGTATGTCAACAAGAAATTGATGGATTTTTCGTTGAAAGCATGAAATGGAAAAAAGGTATAGTTTTGCAAACGGTTTGAGCAAAATTTGCAAACGGTTTGAGCAAAAACCGGTCGCGGCGGCGTCAGGGCGCAAAAATCCTGTCCGATTTTTCTCGATTTTTTCGAGCCTAAATCGACAGGTTCAGGTGCGGGATGGTCGACATTTCCTCCCGCGATCTATAGAGCAAGTAGGCTATTCAAATCCCAGATAAACAGCCCTGAAATTCTATTTAATTGGGTGAAAATCGGCGTTATACGGGCCGTTTTTCATCTTCAAAATCTTCTTCTATACCTTACTTCCGGATTGTTGTTCCTTGGACTCGTATGAGCTTCGTGGCGGACTCTGAAGCGTCGCCAGCTTATCATAATAAGCCTGCACTTGGTGCCGCATGTCGTTGACTGCGGCCGCGAGCTCCGGCTCTATTTTGTCATCCGGAAATGTTTCCGCAATATCGGGCAGGATGCGGTCGATAACGCGCCCGGCTTCCTGGTCGCCCGTCTTAACGTAGCGCACCAGGAGATAGATCAACTTTAAGGCCAGGGCAAGCTGCTCCTCGATCCTGCCGGCGGAGCGCCGCAATCCCGCGTGAAGCTCGGCCTTTGCGAGACTCACGGCAGCCGCCTTTTCGTCGGCCTGAGCTTCTTGGGCTGTCTTGAGGCGCACGACGCCCTGGTCCATGACGAGCTTTTTCCGGTCCGCATACGTCATGGCCACGGGCTGCGCGCCCGGCACGTCCACCGCATGAAGCTCGAAAAAGCCGCTCCCCAGCGGCCGCACCCATATCTCGCTCAGATCCGCCAGGTCCACGATCGCTTTACCGGTCCAGCGCAGCCGCTCCAGGCCCACGCGCTTTTTTTTGCGCGGAATGGCGCCGATTTCGCTATCGCCCCGCTCGCTGACATGGATGATCATGTCCTCTTTAAGCACCGCTTTCATCGCCGCCATCCCGTTGAATGTCCGAATAATCAAGGACCGGGTAATTGTCGTCGCCCGCCGTAAGGCCCAGGGTCCGCAGCCGGTCCGAAAGAGCGGCGATCATCCGGGCGGATTGCTCCATATCCAAGAGCGCTTGCCCCACGGCCTCCAGCTTCGCATTATTGCGGTCGATATTGTTCTTCTGGAGGTCGAGCGTGGCCTGCATGCCCCGCAGGGCGCCCTCGATATAGGGAATGAGCGAAGTCATGTAATCCAGGACGTTCCAGTTTTCCTCGACGATCCGCTTTTCCTCGGGATCGTCCTGCGTGCGGGGCCCGCGCTCGATCATCAGCGTCCGCGTCAGGGCCGCCGCGAGTTCTTCGCGGAAGAGCTGCCTGATAGCTTCTTTGTCTTTCTTTCTCAGCATGTTCCCTCCTAGAGATCCAGCTTCTGGAGCGTGCCGACGTAGGCATACGGGCGCCATGTGTTGGCCGTGGCCCCGCCGCCGGTCGCCTGGGTGCCGCCCGCGTCGGTCTGAAGGCTCGGCTTGCTGGTATAGCCGCCGTCGAAGCCGGTGCCAGCCGTCTGGGTGACTACATTTTTCACTCCGCCACCATAGACAATGTCGTTAATGTCGACGCTTTCACCGTTAGCGTTATATGTCTTGGCTTGATCGGTATATCCGTACATGTACCGGTGCCCGTGGGCGGCGATATCATGCGTGTGACTCGGCCCGCTGTGGGTATGGTTGGGCTGGGTCCAGGTGCCCGCCGTGACCCCGCCCGTGGTATAGACGTCGCCGCCCTTGGTGCCCAGCACGCACTCGCCGGTCGTCACCACGGCCCATCCGTTGATCGCGGCATTGACGTACACCCATATCCGGTAGTTCGTATCCCCATGCATCAGCCCCAGCCATGCCGAATTCGCATCGTCTCTGATCTTGAGCACGTGCTTGGCCGTGTCGAACCAGGGATGGCAGGCGGCCATGCTGGCGGGCTGCGAGGCCCCCGAAAAAAGCGACTTCAGGGCCGCGAAATTGTTCTCCATGTTCTGGAGGTCCGTCTGGCCCACGTGATCGCTTTGGTACACATTGTCGGTCCAGCTTTGGGACATATCTCACTCCTACTGGCAAAATTTCAACGTAAAATGCTCGACCAGGGCGTTTACGGCGGCGCTCGGATCGGTAATCGCGATTTCCACCTGGAAGTAACGCCCGGTCACGATGGCGGACAGGATCTCCTGCTTTTCCACCTCGTTCGGGGGCGGCGAGGTCTCGCCGTATTTCAGCTTGATCCGCACCGCCGGGCCCGCCATCAGCTCAAAGATCTCCACCCAGGCCCGGCTGTCGATATCGATATCGGCCCAGGTATCGGGGCTGGGAATCACGTCGTCCCAGGTCGTGCCCAGGCCGGTCACCACAATGTCGGCGAGCACATAGATCATATAGCGCGCCGAGGAGCCGCGGTCGTAAATGGGGGACTGGTACGTCCCCGTGAGCACGCCGCCTGTGTGCGAACACTTGAGGTAATATTCCTCATTATAGGTCGTCTGCTCGGTATTATCATGCGTGCCCGTGGAGTAGTCGCAGGTTTCGGTCGCCTGCACCGTCCAGCCGTCGGGCGGATCCGGGAGCGTGGCGCCGGCGGAGCGCGGCGTAGAGCCATAGAGGCCGTTATTGCTCAGGGTGTTGATCATGAAGGTGTGGCTTCCGGGCTTGACCCCGTAGAGGCTCAAATTCGGCGAGCGCAGGGCCGCCAGAAAGATGGCCCCTGACCACGACACGCCCAGCCTGAATTCATAGAGCTCCACGTCCGGATCGCTCACCTTCTGGGCGTAGAGGTTGATACAGTTGGCGTTCACGATGGCATAGAGCGCGCTCACTGAGGCCGGCACGTCGACATAGCCCTGAACGCTGTAGCCGATCTTGTAGTCGTTATTGTCCTTCTGTTTGGTGCCCCAGATGGAGACCGTCTTGAGACGAATGTAGTAGGTGGCCGCCTCCTGCACCGGGTCGATCTCGAAATCGGTGGTGGCGTCGAAAATATGTTCCCAGATGGCGTCGTCATAGCTGATCCGCACCTCCACCCGGTCGAACCAAGCGTAATTGGCTGGGGGATCGAACGTCACCTTGAGCCGGGTAAAAGTACGCAGCCGATAGTCGTAGGTCTCCTCATCCACACTCACGTTACTCACGCTCGGCGGCTCCGCTGTGGGGTCGGGCAAGGAGCACTGATACGTGCCTTCGGCGTCGAAATTATAGTCATCGTCATAGAGGCTCGCATCTTCATAGCGGAGCGTCAGCTCCACCAGGTTGCTCTGGATAATGTCGGCCTTGAGCACGCGCATGAGCTGTCCGGATACGGCCAGGGCGCTCGTGGTCAGAGTGATCACATCGTGAGGTTCCAGCTTGATTGCGTCATCACGGAATCGGCCGCTCACAGTACGGTCGAGCTGCTCCCGCTCCAGATAATACACGCCCAGGTCCGCGGCATGCTGGCGGAAGGCGCCCAGGAGTTTCAAGGATTTCACCAGGCCGCTCGAATCGCCGATCATGATATCGTCCAGGATATAATCCCGATCCGGGTCGGTATAGGTCACGCGCAGGGCATCGGGTTTCTGGAACCGCGACGGCTCGCTGACGCTGATCACGGCCCTGCCGTCCTCGTCCTGCACGATATGCTCGTCGGTGAGGGTCATGCAGGAGGATTCGTCGTTCAGATCGGCATAGCGCAGGTAAAACATTCCGTTCCACCAGACAAGCTCGGCCCGGAAATGGGCCAGGATGGCGTCCAGGACGTCCTGGGCGGCCTCATCCGCGGTAAGGGCCATATTAAGGGTCCAGCCTTTAGTGTCGCAATAATCGGCCGCCGCCCGCCATGTTCCACCGGCGCCGGTATCGAAAGCGCTCGAGTTCAGCCCCAGTCCATAGCGGGTATTGGTCATGTAATCGTAAAGAGCCAGGACCGGATTGGCGGAATACGCCGTAGTGCTGTCCCGGAAATCGTAGAGCTTTCTTCCCTGAAGCACCACGCTCCGCTTGGGCAGCGACTGAAAATAGTCCCGGTGGTAGGTCAGCTTCCAGACCATGTAGCAAGTATAGCGCAGCGGGTCAGTCCATTCCTCCTTGACGGCGTTCAGGTTGCTGTCCACCGTCTGGGTGCCCGTGCCGCCGTGAAACCAGTACTGCACATTATAGAGTTCCGGGTCGTCTTCCTGCATGCCATAAGCGGTGTAGAGGAGATCGCCAAGGAACACCTGGTCCACCCCTCCGTCCTGCACGATACCCTCGCATTCACCCTCCCCCAGGGCCTGCACAATCCAGAAGATTTCGTTGTCGTCCCCGGAGGTCGCCATATACACATCGTTGCCCCCCACCCGGAGCGTCCCGTAGATCACTTTGATGGCTTCCTGGGTGGATCGGGTATTTGCCCTTAATCCCGCACCACCGGCGGCCGCGAATTCGAAGGAGGGCATTTCCTCTTCTTCGGTAAGCGCCGCGCTCACCAGAGCGCCCGTCACCACGATGCCGGCGGCCAAATAAGGACTATACCAATACTGCTGCGTAATCAGGCTGGCCGCCAGGGCGATCCACGGGATGATCTTTCCCCAGTCCATTATGATCCCCCCAGGACACGGCCCCACCAGATCTCTTTATCGATGATGCTGGGAAGCCACCGGAACCCGCCGAAATTGTTCGTGTTGCCCAGGACCTGGCACCGGGCGTAGGTACGATCGCACCAGGTCTCACCGCCGGAATAGCCGCACTCCGTGCCTTTGAACTCCTTCCAGCGGCAGGAAGCGGAATATTTCGCCAGGGTGCGCTGCGACCACTGGGAAAAGAGGCTGGTTACCGTAATGGAGCATGTTTCCTCGTTGAGATCCCATGCGTCGACCTGTCCCTGAAACAGTGTTACGCTCGTCGCGCCCGCGATTTCATAGGCGGCGGTGAGCACCACCAGAGCCAGGGTCACCGTTTCCCCCTGGGGCGTGCCGCCGACAAAGAGCGAAGTCAGGACCTGGTCGAGATTGTCGATCACGATATCCACGGAATCCACGATCACGTCGCTGCCATAGCTGATATTGCCGAAGGTGAAGCCGCGGGGCTCGTAGCTATTTCCGCCCAGGGCCAGCGGCACATCGCAGTCGGTGTAGCGGTAGTGGCTGCCGTCGATTGCCAGGTCCAGGAGCAGAAAGGGCCGGAGTTCCTGTTTTACTAATTCCGCAAGGATGTTGCTGTCGATATCGCGCATAATTCTTACTCATTCAGGAGCCCGGCCAGCTCGATCCCCATCTTCACCGCCCGATCCCAGAATGTTTCGAAATCAAGGAAGTCCTCGGCGAACCGGCAGCGTATCTTGAGGGTGCCGGTAAAATCATAGGTGATCCGGTCGCCGGCATCGGGGGCCGTCGTAAAGGTGATCTTGTCCGCCCCGTCCGTACCGCCGCCCGCGCTGAAGGTATAGTCCACCCCGCCGCCGCTTTGTGCCACCCCGTTCTTGTATACCGTATAGGCGCTGGAGTTTTTGGCGGGCAGGTTGAAAATCGTCGTAGAGGCGTCGCCGGTACCTACGTATTCGCCTTCATAGATATTGGAAAAGCCGCAAAAATAATTGAAGGCCTCATAGGCGCCTTTCCGATCCAGGTAAAACTGCCACAGGGTGCGCCCGTCCGCCTTTGATTCTCCTTTGAACTGGATCGTCACGTTCCGCCGCGGATACAGCCACTTCTGCTTGCGTGTTTCATATCCCAGGTCGTCGAAGTTTGAAACAAGCGTCTTCCATCGGAGCCGCGTCTGTTCCGGCTCTATGGGGGCGATACTGGAGAGTTCCGGAAACTTCGCCATCAGGTGGTGCTCCGTATCATGTTTCTCAGCGACCTGCCGGTCCTGAGCTCTTTCATCACCACGTCGATCACCCACCTTCCCGATTCCTGGCGGGCGTCCTTCTGGGTGGCCTCGAGGGCAGTGCCGCTCCGGTTGATCACATTGATCGCGATGTTCGGGGCCGCGATGTGCGCCTTCACGCCCAGGTCCCCTCCCGCGGTCCTGGTGAGAGGCATGACCGCCTCCGGGCCTTTCTCACCCATCAGCCCGGCGCCTCCCGCCATCGGGAAGATCATGGGGCGGTCCACGATCCCGCCGCGCCCATAAGGCATCACGCGGCCCCGGTCGAACACCGCGCCATATGCAGCCGTCTTTCCGGTCGACGCGGTCCCGGCGCCGGCAAAGGCGCTCGCCAGGAGCGGCTCCACCACCGCCTTCTGGATCAGCATCTGGGTGACCATGCGGCCGAAGGCCTCCAGGATGTCCTTGAAGGTGGTCTCCGCCGCCCAGAGCATATCGTTGAGCTGGGCCGAAAAGGTGCTTGCCCAGCCGGTGACAGCGGTTTTGAGGTCGTCAAAAGTGGAAACACCCTTTTTATCGAGCGAATCGAGCGACTGCTGCAATCCCTCATCTATCTCCTGCTCCAAGGCGATAATCGCCGCCCGCTCGCCGTAGATCCCGGCGGTGAACTCCTCGTGCAGGGGCTTAGTCGACCCCAGCCCTTCTCGGTATGCGCGCCAGGCCGTTTCGCTCTCCTGTTTGAAGCCCTCGAGTGCCAGGGTAACCTGGTCGGTATATTCCACTACCTCTGCACGATCCTTGGGCGTCATTGTGGGGGCCGGAGCAGGTGGCGGTGGCGCGCCTGGAGCGGCTGCACCTGTACCTGCGGCTGCGGCGCGAAGGCGGTTTTCTTCGTTGATGGATTTGGCGATAAATTGCATACGTTCTTCAAGCACCGCAATTTGCTCTTCGTATTGCCCGGTCACTTCTTTGACGCTCACCCCGTGCATCTTGAGTATCTGAGCATACGTCGATTCGTCTTTCATGCGCGTGCGGAGCATGTCTCGTTTCTTGCTAAGTTCTGCATATTGAGCGAGCAATTTATCCATGCGGCTCGGTCCCCCTACCCACTCGTTATATTTCTTCACGATCTTGGCGAGCCAGCCAAAGGTCTCCGTCAATGCCGGAATCAAACTCCTGCCGATAGATGCCGCAAGATCCTCGGTCGCCGCTTTAAATCGCTTGAGCGTGTTGGCGTAGCTGTCCTGGGTGCGGGCCATGTCGCCGACCGCGGCCTCGGAATCCTCCACGATCATGGCATAGGCGGCGTATGCCTTCTGGGCCGTGGTGAGCTCGTCCTTAGTCCTGGCCAGGCCCATCGCCAGGGCCCGTTCCTGGACCATCGTAGCATTGATCACCACGCCGTATTTCTTCATGGTCTCGTAATTGCCCACCAGGGCCGACTGGATGTCGCCCATCACCTGGGCCGTGGGCATATTGTTAAAACTGCCCAGATCCGCGGCCAGCTTGGTGATCTCAAAAGAGAGCTGCCCGGCCAGGTCCCGCTGCATGCCCATCGGCACCAGGAGGTCCTGGATGGAGCTCAGGTATTCCTTTGCCTCGCGCGTGGACATGGCGTAGGAATCCACAAGCACCCCGGCGAATTCCTCGGCCCGGGCGATCTGGTCGGCAAATACCACCTCGAATTTATTAGTTACCTCCTGAAGATCCGAGGCGGCTTTCACGGCCTTGCCCAGGCCGGCGATCACCCCGGCCATCGCGGCCGCCACCGCCAGCCAGTGCTGTTTCAGCCTCTGGAGCGACCCGCCGATCCCCTTGCTGGCTTTGTCCGCGTTTTTCCGCATCTTGTTAAAGGCGCGCTCGGTCTGCTTGTCGAATCCCCGCACCACGGCGGTGCCTTTATCGTCGACCTCAAGCTCTATATAAATCTTATTAGCCATTTCAAGTTGCTTTTTTCGCCTTTTCGATCATCAATTCGTGGATGACGGCCAGTTTTTCCAGCAGCTCCTTTGCCTCGCGCCTGCTCATGGAAAGACCCTCGATCTCGAAGATAAGAGGCAAAGCGTGAAAATCATACACGAATTGATTATTGATCCTGGTGTAGAGATCCCAGGCCCGCCGGTCTTCGTCGGTCAGGCACATGAGCGGGCAGGTCTCGCAGGGCGGCTCGTTGCCGAAATTGGCGGACCGGGCCTCGCAGGCTTCGCAGTCGATCTCCGGCCTGCCCAGGGCCCAGGCTACGAACTCCCGGAGTTCGGCGTTTTTTTTTCGCTCTGCCCGGTGATGGAGTCCGCGTCGCAGGCCTCGATGACGGCGAGCTTCACGCTGTTGGGCAGCTTGAGCTTGTTCTCTCGGGTGCAGGGCACGTCTTGGCCGCTGCTGGGCGATTTCACGTCGCGCCAGTCGGTGATCATATAGTCGAGCAGATCGGCGTTGATGGCGTAAGTATCCTGTTCCTCGATCCAGCCCCCCTGGCGCAGGTTCTTGTGCCGCTTGGTGTGCCGTTTTTCGATATCCCGGTACACCTCGGAGTCGAACCGGCGCAGGATCAGCGTGCTGTCGCCTGCGGCGTATTCGAACGTTTCCTGCTCTTCCACGATCTCGATAAATGGCATCGATCTTCTCCTTCCTCTCACGTTTTACGTCTTACGTGTTGGCTACGAATTTCGGAATCCCGTGAAACTCGAAAGTGATCGGCTCCTTCATGACCTCGTTGACGGGCGCGTTGATATCCGCGCCCTTGATAGCGGCCCAGACCGCGAAATGATCGCCTGTCTGATCGCCGTCCGGTTCGTAAGTGTAGAGCTCCAGCAGAAAATATTTATCCCCACCTTCGGCTGCCTCCTTGAGGGCATCGAAGAAACTGGAGCCGCCGATAAAATAGCTTTCGGCACCACCACTCGCCTCTGCCTGCCCGGGTAATTTTTCTTTCCATTGTTTCTGGTGCCGTGGGATCACCGCCAGGTCCACACCGGCCGTAAAATGCCAGTCGAAACTATATGCCACGAGCTCTAAGGCAGAGCGTACGATATAGCCGTTATTGCCCGTGACCGTCACCGTGGTCACATTACCGTCGAATATAGCCTTCCCCAGAACGAGCTGCTTCTCGATGACATTCTTGCCGCCGGAATCGGTAAATATGGGGACGGCGTTGGCATTCAACAGGAGCTTTGCACTGTCAGTGATCTGGGCCTCAACGCCGGATTCGGTGCACGCTTCGTCTTTGAGATTCCCGATCACCCACTGGTCATTCGCGGTATGCCCGGTCGTGGCGGCGAAGGTGATGGTCTGGCCGTCGCTCAGGGTCTGGGCGGCGCCGGTGATTGCCACATTCTCGGTCCAGGCACCGCCGTCTTTGCGCCATTTGAACTGGTCCGGCGTGCCTTCGGTCTGGATGACTACCTCGAAATATGCCGAGGCGACGCCATTATAGCCTGTCCCCCAGGAGGCATCGTTCAAGCCGTCGCCCTTGAACCCGTTCGGCCGCATGCGGTAGATCGCTGCCGTCTTGCCGTGGACCGGTACGCTTGGTGATGACATACGATCACCTCCTTACGGATTCAGGCTCAGAACGTCGTTTCCTTCGATATTCACCGTAAAGCCGAGCTTGCCATCCACCGGTGCGTTGATATCGATGTTCTTGACGAAGCAGTCTCCGCTGAAATAATTGGAGCTGGTATCCAGATTGAATTCGACGTCGATGAGCTTGGTGCCTGGCGTGGCGTTGATGATGTTATCGACGATCGCCTTCTGCTCGGTATTTCCCAGGACGAGCTGACCGGAGAATGAACCGTTCCAGTCGCCCATGCCGGCCAGCTTTTCCTTCCAGTTTTTGCCCTGCCGCGCGATCATCTCCAGATCCACCTCGGCGTGGATGGTCCAGCCCTCGGTGAATTCCATGACGACGCTGTTTTTCTCCACCCGGCAGGTCTTGCCGTGGGTCGGGGTTGTTGCGTGTGCCATGATGTGCTCCTTTCGTTCTGTGGGTTGTTAGTCGTCAATTGTTAGTGGTTTTTAACAACCGACAACCAACAACACACAACTAACTGCCCGCTTTTTTCGCAGGCGCTGATTTTTTGCCCGGTTTCTCAAGCGCCGCCTTCGTCCGGCCGCCGTTGTTCCCGGCCGCCAGTGTCGCCGTGCAGATCACCTTATCCTCCAGGTTGAGCACCTCGATGACGGCGTGCCCGCAGGCGATGCACTCCGGCTGTACGTTATGGCGCAGCTTCATCGGGCACGGCATGTCGCCGGCCGTGCAGCTGAT